ATTTCAGTTTCAAGTGCTGAATCTTCGTGTTTGGGCTAATCAGAAGCGCTTTCTTCTGGCAAAAAGGACAACAGGCGTATTTCGTTCCGTTAATATTCCGTATCAATGCCTGTCCATTCCACGGCTCGGGTGGGTTCATGTATTCAGAAAAATCTATCCCTTCGGATTCTAATGCTGATTTAATGCTCATTAAAAATCTCCTTAAATTTCTTCCTATTAAAACCATTGTATTGGTTTCCCCAATACGGATATTGCTCTAAGCATTTTCTCATATAATCGCATGGATGTGCTTTTGCAAAGTCAACAATTTCTTTGGCAGGTGCCTGCTGTACTTGTGTTCTCCATTCTGGACAACCTTTTGTTTTTTCTTGATCCATTAATTTTCCTCCGTTTCAGAATGCCATGCATTTTTCGGAAATTATTCTGGTTTATTCGATTTAGGGCAACTAGTGTCCAAAATAGTTCATTACTTAATTTAAATTCAAGTTCAATACTTAACGGCTTTCCTATGCTACAAAGTGTGCCATCCTCATTTTTGTGAAGAATACCACCTTCGATAACAGCACCATCCGAAATTGAAATCTCTGGTATTGTTTCAATAACTTTTCCATTACATGTAAAGAAATGCTTTAATTCTTCCTTTTCACCCATATCAGCACATCCCTTTGTTTTTCCTTAAATTAGCGTATCGGTCAACTATAACATCTATTGTTGTATAAAGCTGATTGATTGTGATGCAATCGGACTGGTGCTGTCTGCGACATTTTGCGATTTCTACAGATTCATCATAAAATGGCGTATCTGAATTTTCACACACCTGCCTTTTTAAGTCATCGTTGTAACCGCACATTTTATCCAGTTCAGCCTGAAGCTCATTGATTTTATTATTTTTGTCTAAAATTTCATGTTGTTTCTTTTCACATTCTTCAGACAACCGAACAACCTCTTTTTTCAGCTGATCTACAGTCCAGTTTTCCATATCCTCAAATTTCATATTTACCACCTCTGTCTTCGAAAATTGTTTCTTCCAAGCATAAATTTTTCGGCTGAAAAATTATCCTCTACATCAATATGTGCTTCACGGTCTTGCACCTCATATCCGTTTGGAGTTAATTCAAGTTTTGCAGTATATTGAGCGCCACAATTGGTGCATTGCCATGTCACATTTAAAAAGATTTCTTTTTCTCTAAAAGGTTTTGCGTAATCGGAATTTTCGCATTTCAATATTCCACCGCAAACAGGACAATTGCGTTTATCAAGTAAATCTAGCATTCAAATTCCCTCTTCTCCCTGTGCTTCATCTGACAAGCAATCATTTTAGCTATGTTTTCACGTTCCTGTTTTATGCCATGACCTTGCCGGAATAGCTCACACTCAAGGATATTTCCGCATTTGGAGCATTCATCTTTGATTTCTTTACCGCATACTTTCATTCCACATCTCCGTATATCAGCAGTTTAATAATCTGCTCTTCTGTAATTTCCTTCGCATTGGTTCCAAGCCATAAATCTTTATATTGCAAAGAATTATATAGTTTATTAATTCTACTTATCCGCATTTCAAACGGTTTGTCACTTTGTAAGAAATAACTAGCTGCACCACGAAGTGTTTTTGTTCTATGAGGTGAATTAATAATGAAAATTCCTACAGTACATGTTTCTGTTTCCAAAATAAACGTTTTCCTATTGAACCGCACTATTGATGTTTCGTTATGTATTTTATTAAATAATTTTATCAAAAAATAATCTGCATCTTTATAATCAACCGCCAAGTACAACGCTGATATTTTACTCATACACCCTCCCAGTATTTACAACAATCGTCCAGACATCTAAAGTCTGCACAATGTTCACTGTCACCATTGAAGCAAACCCATGTGAATCCATCGTGCTTTCTGCAATCCTTACAACATTTTTCTTTCATAAACTACCTCGATTTAGAAAAATCCAGTGTGCCGACTTGAACGGCATAAATCTCCCAACGAGAAACACTGGAACTTTAAGGGG